CACCTCACAAATGCTCGCGGTCGTTCGGACCGTGTCCGTGAACGTGGCCATCGGATCGCGCACGCTGCCAAGCGTGGAGCACGATGAGGCGAGGTGGACGATGACGGTCGGGTCGAACTTGATGCACGCATCCACGACCCAGTCCCAGTTGAGGTCCCCGTAGTTCTTCTTGTCGTAGCCGATGACGTCGATATTGCGATCTCCGAGGGCATCCATGAGGTGCCTGCCCACGAACCCGGCCGACCCGGTGACAAGGACTCTCACCTCTCGGCCTCCAGCCAGCCGTTGAAGTGCATCGTGATCCCGTAGAAGGCGAGATCGTGCTGCATGAACCTGGACCCCTGCTCCGTCTCACGGAAGTCCTTGATGGCTGGCTGGACACCCCCCGAGTTCCAGATGCTGATCTCGGGTTCGTCAATGATCCCGTCCTCGACCACGAACCAGCCCCCCGGCTGGATGAGATCGCTGTACTCCTTGAGCACGAAGAGGGTGTTGCTGTAGGTGTGGGCGGAGTCCTCGCAGATCATCACGCGCTTGCCTGCGCACAACTCGTGAACCCTGCTCACGATCTCCGGGTTCGTGAGATCGCCCTCGACGAATGTGATCCGCTTGTCGTCGTGGAAGGCTCGGCCTGTGTCGGAGTCATTCGGGACCCAGTGGTTCCCAACCGTGACGACCTCACCACCTCCGCAGAACGTGTCGAGCTGGTCTGCGAACCAGACGGCGCTGGCCCCGAAGCCGGTTCCGAACTCCAGGATCAGCTCCGGCTTGATCCGCTCGATGAGATGCTGGTAGGCCCGCAGGTCCTCCGGCAGCTTCATCAGCGACCGGCCCTTGTAGTAGTCGTAGTGGTGCTGGTGCAGGCGGCGCTTCCAGTAATCCCGAACTGTCTCGGTATAGCTGATGCCAACCTTTTCCGGCCACTTCGTCATGCCAGGCCCCGACCAAGATAGTCGTTGAAGTACGCGACGGTCACCTTGGTGCCCTGCTCCAGCCCGATAAGGGCAGCGGGATCGATGCCCAACGGAACCAGGGTGCCCGGGTCTCCAAGAACAATCGAGCGCTCGTCTTCGCCTGCACGCATCGGAAGGTGGACGATGTCAACAGCCTTGCCGGTGATCGCTGCGGCTTCGTCACGAACCACGGAGGCGATGTCGTTGACGGTCGTCTTGCGCCCGGTGCCAGCCTCGACGACGCCCATCGGGCTGTAACGCTCTGTGTACTCCAGGGCGGAGACAAGAACGTGGGCGACGTCGCTTACGTAGATCATATCCATGATCTGCGTCCCGTCACCATAGATCTCGATGGATTCTCCGGAAAGTGCCCGGCAGGCGAACGAGGGCATGACCTTGCGGACCTTCGACGGGCCGAACGGCGCAGCTGCCAGCTGACGCGGCCCGTAGGCGTTGAGCGCCCGGACGACTGCGACCCGTCCCTTTCGGAACCGGTTGGCCATGTCGGCGAACCGCTCGATGGTCGACTTCGTGATCGAGTACGAATTGTTCATCCAGTGATTCCCGACCGTGATGATCACGAGCGGGATGTCGTACTGGCCACATGCCTGGATCACGTTCAGGCCGCCGAGGATGTTCACCTCTGCCGCTGGCCGCGGGTTGACGATCGTCTCCTGAGTTCCCAGGACTCCCGCCAGATGGATGACTCCGTCAGCGTGAGCGATGGCTTCGGTGACCGATGTCGAGTCACGGACATCCCCCAGAACGAGGTCCGCGCCTTCGATGGGCTGACGCCAGCGCGTGTCCATGACCGTCACGTGCCTGCCAAGTGAGATCAGTTCCTCGACGACGTAACGTCCTATGAATCCTGACCCACCTGTTACGAGCACTTCCTTGTCCATTACCACTCCCTACCAGGTCTGCGTCCAATGGGCTGGGGCCAGTCCGTCCGCCACCCAGTGCGGCACGTTGCCCGTCCAGGGATGAAGGTCTGAACCATCGACGTGACGATGCGCTGCCGGGTACTCAGATCCAACTCGATCACCGACGGTTTCGACCAGCTCGTGATGCGAGAAGTGCATCAACTTGCGGATGCGGTCCTCGGGGGTTCCGAACCACGAGAGATGCCAGCCAGCCGATTCGATACGCGGGAACTTCAGCCGGTCGAGCCTGGTTGCTGCCGGACCACCGAGCTGGTCCCGCCTCCCGATCACCTGCCCGTACCACGCGTCCTTGTAGCGGAGCGTCGTGGAATAGATGAGATGAACCGCCCCGATGGTTGATGGCTGGCCGTCGAACAACGAGACGACCTCGCGGCTGGGGATCTCATCAACGTCCCCGTAGATGACGATGGCATCACCGGGAAGGTCCGCCAGCAGGGGGTTCGCGTAATCGCGCTGCTTGGAGTCCCTCGTCCAGGCGGGCCTCGTCTCGGAGTTTAGGTAACCGTGCTGGTAGATCTTCGTCCCGGAGAGATTGCCCAGGTCTGCTCGGACAACCTCGATTGGCGCATCCGGGTAGCGACTGAGGTTCTCCGAAAGCCGGTAAGGCTTCGGCTCCCCCATGAACGTCATGTTGCCTTCGATGGCGACGAACAGGTCGACGATTCCCCGAAGCTGATAGAGCCGACATTCAAGCATGTCGAACTCGTCGTCGAACACGAAACAGTCGACGATCATGAACCCTCCCTGATGGGGAGGCCGACTCCTGCCCGAGCCAACCTCCCCAGGATTAGGCTATGCCTGAACGGTAACGGCGAGAGTGGCGACCTGCGAATCGCTGGACGCATCGTTGAGGTTGACAGTCCACGCACCGTCATCCTCGAAGATGAACGAGTTGAACGCGTGCCCACCGGACGCGCTGACGTTGAACTCGTAGCTGCGCCCATGTTCTGTTCCGCCCAGAAGAAAGGCGAGGTAGTAGCGATACTCCCCACCCGTACCGCTGGGAGCGCGATTGTCGTCCGCCCCGGTCACATCGACGCGGCAGGCATCGACCCGGGCATGCGGAGAGGTCGGCGTGCAAGTGATTGCGGCCATTGATGGTCTCCTGCTGCGTCGAGGTGCCGCTCATGGGATTGAGCGGCCCCGACCTGTTGGTCTAGGACTCCTCGTAGGAGTAGCTGACAGTTTCTGCGCCCGTGGCGATGGCGTTCCAGTAGCCGGGGTTGCAATCCGCATCCACGGACAGCTGGAACACGGCGTACTTGGTCGTGGCGTTCGTCGCCGTGTACGCCGTCGTATCCCAGGTCGCCTTGTTGTTCGTCGTCCAGGTCGTGAAGTTGGTCGTCGCGACCGTCGAGGAGCCGTTCGTCGGGGTGATCCCCGTGACCTGCCCGGCGGTGAAGTAGAGGGTTGTCGAGGACGCAACCGTCCCGTCGCCCCAGATTCGGAAGTTCTTGACTTCGGTTGTGGGCCACGCATCGACCTTGAGCTTGACCCACTTCTCGTAGCTGCGGGTGGCGACCGTGACCGGGAACGCCTGGCGGTTGGCCAGGGTGTTGGTGGCGTTGTCCGCCGAGATCAGGTCGATGCCGGTGACAGATGCCGACTCGGTGGTGGCACCTGTGCTGGTGTAGACCCTAAGGGTAAGAGTCGCGACCATTTACTTTGATCCTCCTGACGAAGGTTCTGCGGGAGCTGGCTCCCGTCGCGCCTTTTGGGCGTCCAGAACTTCCCTCGCCGTCGGCACGTCAGCAAGACGCACCGCGCCGGTAGGGGTGACCATGAACAGGTCGTCGTACTCTGGCCCGAGGGGCTCGCGACCGTCATCGATGCGAGCTTCGTTAGGGGTCTTCCAGGGGAACCCTGCCAGCGCCGCCTTGTTGATATCTGCCTGCTGCTTGCTCTCCTTGAGATTCAGGGCCAGGAACCTGAACGCCAGGCCGTTCTCAGGACCACCGAACGACTTGTCCCAGACGATCTCCCGCGTGAGGTAGTCCTGGATCAGCGACATAAGCGGGCGGAGCCCGCGATCTTCGGTCTGCTGCATCTGGACTTCAGACGTCGCGCGGTTGATGTCGTAGGTAATGCCGAGGTCCTGCGGCGAGATCGCAAAGACAGCAGCGATCTTCCGAACGAGATACGTGTTCCATTCCTGGAACTGCATATCCCGGTTGGAGTCGTTGAACTTGATGAAGGCCGGAGCCTTCGTACCGCCCAGGAAGCCGAGCGCACCGCGACCGGCGACCTCCGCGTCCCAGTAGGACTTGAACTTGTCGACGTCCTCCGGACGGGCGCCCTCCCCGAGGTGAAGTACGCCGTCGGGCGCCGCCTGGGTTACCTGCTTGCGGCTGTACTCCGAGCTGGAGATCTCCGCGTCGATGGTGAGCTTGAGCGTCTCCAGTGGTGAGAGCCCGACGACGCGGTACGTCGAGGGGTTCATCATCATGTAGATCATCTCGTCGTTGAGCCACGCCGCCCGCTCCTGCCAGTCGGGATACCAGAAGTAGCGGTACTCCCCGTCGTCGCCGTCCCACAGGGCGCTGACCTTGATGGTCCCGCCGTCCACTCCCCACAGCTCGACAAGATCTCCGCCGACCGTGCGGACCTTCTCGATGACTCCCGCATCGAGGACGAGGATGTCCTCGATAAGCGGCTCGATGAAGTTGCGGAAGCTGTCCGCCTTCGCGTTCGGGGCCGTCAACAGGTCACGGATGCGGGACTGCATCGTGAGGTTGACTTCCGGTTCGGTCGGGCTGGCCGGGACGATATCCCACTCGGCCGAGGCGATCTGGCTCTTGCGGATGTTGATGGCAGCCCGGACCCACTCCGAGTGCTCGGCCCAGCTCCGGAGCTGGGGCACGTTGGACTTCCCGATCCTTCCCCGCCCGGTGCTGCCCGCGATTGCCGCAGCCGAGTTGGCCGTGGCAACCAGGACCGGCACCCTGTCGGGCGTGGCCTTGGGCTTCTGGCCTTTGTTGATGTAGGCGACGAGGGCTCCCATCAGCGACTCCGCAGCGTCTTGCGCACGGCATCGGCCTGGGCCTTGTTCGCGATGTCCGCGACCATCTTCCAGTTCGCCTTCGCGCGTGCCTCCTCGTACGTCATGTCGTACGTGGGGAGTCCTCTCATGAGTAACGCGAGATGGTCAGGCACCTCGCGGAGGCCGTCTCGAAATTCAATTTGCATCCGCATCCTCGTCCCGGGCCTGGGCCCGCAGGCACAGTTCGCAGGTCTTCTCGTTCCACTCGAACGTGTCCACCACGGGGTCATCCTTGGTGTAGACCCGGCCGCAGTACGTGGTCGTCCCGTCGAACACGATGTGCCAGGACTCGAACTTGACCCACTTGGTTTCCACGTTCATCTCCTCAGCGTGCCGAATACCAGTCGCGTACCGGCCAGGTCCATGGCGTAGCCGAGCGCGTCCGTCATGTCGTCGTGGCCCTTCGGGAAGCTCAGCAACTCCGTCTCGAAATCCGAACCCCGGAGTCCCTCGTGGTGCCATACCTTGTGCCCCTCGTACCGGGCAGCCACCGAACGCGCCCGGGTCGTCTTGTCCGTGTCCGCCTTCTTGCCCACGACAGGACAAGGAGAGGTGTTCAGGAGGTCCTGGATGAGGGTGGACTGGAACTGCTGGGACTCGATGATGACCCGCTCCATGGAGGGGAACGCCATCCATCCGTCAAGGACAAACTCTCGATGTCCTGAAGAACGCTTGTCTCTGAAAACCGAGAGAACGTAGTGGTTGTACTCGGCGTCTTCGGCAACGATGACCCGCGCCGTGTAGTCAGCCCGTTCCTTCTCGGAGCTAGCCAGGTCCACACCCATACGGATGCGGTATGAGCGGTCTGGTGGCAGCTCCGTGAAGTATTGGAAGTTCTCGCGGCGAAAGATGTTGCCCGCCATGAGCCCCGTGATGTCGTTGAGGTAGGAGCAGGCGAACATCGCGAGCCCCATGTCATCGCGCTCTCGGTACAGTGCCTCAAGGGGCCAGACTTCAGGCCAGAGCGCGGCATCGTTGCCTTCCTCGTCTTTCGTGATCGCACCCTTGACGAGATGCGGCCAGTGCTTGTCTTCGATGAGCTTCTCGTAGAGATCGCCCTCACCCCAGCGGGTGCCGATGATGATGATCGAGCCGCCTGGTGCGAGACACGGCTTGAGCGTCTTCCAGAACCAGTTCTCGATCTTCTCCATCTGGTCGATGTTCGCGCAGTTCTCCTCGTCGATGATGTCGTCGCAGAGGATGATGTCGAACCGCTTGCTGATGATCGCCCCGAGCGCGCCGTTGGAGTAGAGGTTGACGTCCTTGGTCTGGAGTAGCGGCGAATCCGCCAAGATCCACTCGACGTCCGTCCACTTCTGGGTGGAGACGACGTTCCCGAACAGCTCCCTGAAGCGCTCGTTCATCTCGTAGGTGGAACGAATCGCCCGCGAGAACGCGTTGCTCTGCTTCGCTGTGTTGGAAATGACAGCGACCCGAAGGGTCTTCTTCGGGTCGGCTGCCAGCTTCCAGGCGAGGTAGATCGTGTTGGCCCAGGTGGTCTTCGCGTGCCCCCGGGGCTCCAGGATCACCCCATGCTCTTTCTTGCGAAGGCGCTCCTCGATGAAGTGGATCATCTCCGCATGGTGCGGAGCTGGTTTGTACCCGGCTACGTACTCGCCGAATGCGAGCGGGTCATGCTTGGCCAGCTTCGCCAGGAGCTGGGTCTCCAGCCTCTGTAGCTGTTCCTTCGATAAGTCGGGCCCTTGTGAACGCAAGAAGCTCGCGTAGTTCTGCGGGGTTGGCTCCATCCCAGGGGTCAGTGACAATCTTCGTCTCCCTCCGCTCCGTCGGCTCCCCGAGAAGGAGCTGGAGAGTCTGGATCGCCTGGACGGCTTCCTTCGTCCCCACCGTGACCTTGTGATCCTTGAGGTTCTGCAGGTACTCGTACAGCGTGGCGCGCATCGCGGTCACGGACTCGATGCGAACGTCCGCTGCTTGTTCGGCCAGCTTTTCGAGGGCCGTGTTGATCCCGTCAGCCATGGCCTGACGGCGGTATTCCTCGCGCTTGCGGGGCCAGTCGTGTTCCCGTCCATAGCGGGAGATCGCCGAGAACGCGACGTGGTGCCGGTCTTCGAGGTCCCGGTACGTGGCGTCGGTCGTGACGTACTCCCGCTCCAGGATGCGGTAGTCGACCTTGGCTGGCGGCATCAGTCCTCGTCAGGCTCGTAGGTGAACGTAACCCCACCGGACGCGGTTGCGAACCCAGGAGACTTCCAGAATGTCGTGGAGGTCGAGTACGTCGGCACGGCGGTCCACGACGGGTACTTGAGATACAGAGACGATGAATCGACGTACTGGCTCTCGATCTTGCAGCAGTCACACCAGTAACGGCACACCGCTTCGCCGCTGATGGTCGACGACGAGGCTAACCCCAGGTACTCCATCATCCCGAGGCAGGTCTTGCAGAACCTGCTATTCGGCCAGGAAGTCGGCCACGATGTACTCGATGGCCATCCAGTCGCTGATGGAAACGTTCCCGTGATCTTTACGCTCGTTCCGCTGGACGCGGTCAATGGCGTCGTCCAGGAGAGCGGCGACAGACCTCGGGAGCTTGTAGCTGCGGAGGACCCACTGCTCGTGCTCGGGGTCGACACGCTTGGGCTGCTCGACGCTGTCCCAATCGAAGGGTTTGACGAGAGCCTCGAACTGTTCACGGGTGTAGGGGAGGACGTCAAGGAGGCTCTGTACGGATTCTCGGCTAGAAAGGTCTTCAAGAAGGTCTCGTAGAAGTCCGGGATCAGCGCGCCCTCGGGTTTCGTTGAGGACGATCGTGAGCTTGCGCGCTTCAGCTTCGCTAATTTCGCCGAGGTTGACGATGGGGACGGGGTCGATGCCAAGCTCCCCCGCCGCTTTCCAGCGGTGCTCCCCGTCGATGATCTCGTAATCACCGCCAAGGTTTCGGGTGAGAATTGGATCGACGAACCCGAAGGCCCTGATGGAAGCGAGTTCCTTCTCATAGATGAACGCATCCTGTTTATTCGGATTCCAGGGGTTGGGGCGGATGCGCGAGCGGGGGACGTACTCGACGACAAGATTCATCCGTACTTGATCGAGTGCGCCTCGCCGAAGCCGATCGGCTTCCGCTCGCGTTTCTCCGCCTCGTACCAGCGCCGAGCCTTAGAGAAAACCAGTCCGGGTGCGACCCGCTCGGCACAGATCGCGCACATCAGCTGGGCGTGAACCTTGAATGGCTCCCGGGTACGGATTCCACACTCGCAGGTAAAGATGTTCACGCGCTAACCTCCCAGCCCTCGATGCACCGGATGGTGACCTCTACGTCCGGCCAGTGCAGCAGGTACCGCTCGCGAATTGACAGGGCCAGGGAAGGGAATGTCGGCCTGATTCCGAGAATCTCACTGAGATCCTTCCCGCTGAAACTGTCAAACCTCGAAAGCACCAGCCGCTGCAATCCCTCGATGGAGAGCGGGCCGTAGCGCGGATCGATGACCATGCCGGTGGCAGGGTCAAAACCGAGGCCGCCGATGAACACGACGACGGTAAGGTCATGGGAATGGGGACGCGATTCCGGGCCAACCACGAGATCATCGTGACGGTGGGAAAGCGTGAGGGGGAAGCTAAACCTGACGTTCACGGGGAACACCAAGCCAGACGTGTGCGAACCCGGCGTTCGGGCCTATTCGTCTTTACCTGCGAGTCTAGCATGGGCGTTCGCCCACACAAGGGTGTCGGCTACTTTCGTTTGGCGAGCCAGACCTCCAATGCGTCGATGGTCTTGCTGTTGACCGACTTTCCCTCCAGGAAGTTCTGGAAGGTGACGAACGTGATGCCAATCTCGGCCGACGCCTTCGTCTTGGACACCGTTGCATGGCCGCAGGTCGGGCACACAGTGAACTGGGCTTTGACACGTGTCCGTAGCTCGTCCGTATACGACACCGGGTTCTCCTTTGCCCCACGTGGTAAACCACCAGGAAGGACTGCGGGGGCACCAATCCTTCTTTGGAGGGTAGCAGGAATGTCAAGCCGTCGCGAAGCTATCGCGCGGACTCCAGGTGCCACGCCTCAATAAAGCTCCGCTCCCACTGATCATTGGTCATATAGCAGGAACCATTCTTGCCGAACAGCGTTCCCCACGAGGAGCGGATGAGATTGCCGAGCGTGGGCCGGTCATCCCAGCCCCACATGAGCCAGCCGTGCGGGCCAACCCATGCGCTGCCGATGGGCCAGAGCTGGCCGACGGCGGTGGTAGCACCCCACGAGGCGGCGATGTTGCTGACGAGGACGACGGGACGGCGCAGCTCGTAGATCACCCGCCGCGCAGTCATCAAGTCGGGGACGGCGTAGTAGGCGTCGATGCGCGAGTGATCGCGACGGCCTACTCCGAGGGGCGGGCCCTGCGTCAGCATGGAGTGGATGCTGTCGCGGGCCATGAGGCCGACATCGTTCTGGGCGCCGAACTGGGCAATCGCCAGCTCGTCGTACCACGCCTCGAAGTCCGGGACCAGCGCGACCCCGGCCTCGTCAACCTCGGACTTCATGGAGAAGGCCGACAGGGTGGCTGCCATGCACGAGCCGCGGAGCTGCTCCAGCACCTTGGGCATCTTCGTCAACCGGAAGGCCGATGGAAGGGTGTACGCCGAGGTGAAACTGGGGACGTTGGCGAGGCGCATCGCGGCTGGGTAGTCGCGGGAGTCAGGCTTGCTGGGAATGGCCCCGAGCGGATAGGGAAATGTCACTTCTCCTCCTTCGCGGCGGCTCGACGCTCTCTCGCTTTCTCGCGATTTCGGGCCCGTTTGTCCCGTTCATAGGCCGAGAGGTATTGCGGGGCGACTTCCTTGAGCCAGTTTCGGTAGCGCCGGGATGCCTCCGCCTTGTTGGTGCGGTACTCAGCGTCCCGCTGCCGGAGCTTCGCATACAGCCTCGCCTTCTCCCTCTTGCAGGCGAGGCACATATGCCACTCGTCTTTTTCCCAATGCTCGGTGTCGATCGGGTACCAACAGCCGCAGCGGGGGCATCGCAGCTCTGGGCCATCGATGAGGGAGAGACGAAGGCGGAACTGGTCAGCCATCAGTGGACCCGCAGGATGATCAGGGCCATCAGCGCGGCGGCGAGGACGAAGGCCCAGAACCCGTAGTCGCGATCTCTCATCCCCCGGCCTCCTTCGCCGTGGCGAGGGCGGCGCGGACACGCTGGCAGAACGGCTGATCGCAGTCAGCGAACGCCGCGATGCTGGAATGAGTGGTGACGTGGTGGACGTATGCCGCCTCTTTCAGCGCCTCCGCCAGCCCATCCAGCGCGGCGCGGAGGGAGGCGATGGTGCAAGCCTCGCAAGCACAGCCGGGATCTTCGTAACAGGCATACTCGCAACAGGCGGGGTAACTGTGCCCGCAATCCCCACCCGGCAGGAACACGCCGCGCTCACCGAGGATGGCGGCGGCGCGGTCGCGGCAGGGAACCACCTCGCCCCACGGAACCGTCGAATGGACGCATCCAGCTTCGTCGTGGAGCGCCGCAGCCAGCGCGGCAAGGCCGTTGTCAGTCATCGATTCCTCCCAGCCAAACGAGTGCCACGCCCACGAAGAACGCGACGATGAAGGCGGCTACGACGACAACGCCAATCACGACGAAGGGGCTGGGTAGTTCTGGAGGATGTTCCGCAGGGTTTGCTCGGAAAGCGAGAGGAACAGGATGCCCGCGATGGTGAAGACGAGCCAGAGGCCGACGACGGCGATGAACACGCCCTTCCAGCGTTTCCAGCGCCAGCCAATCCAGGCTGCGAGCAGCGTGGGCAGGAAGTAGACGATCACGGAAATCACGACCAGCTCTCCCAGAACACGGCGAGGATGCTGATGGAGATGAGGAGCAGCCCGACGGCCGCGAGGAGGGCGAAGGGCTGCCAGACGTAGTAGTTGTCGGCCATCCAGAAGCAGGTGTTGGCGATGACCTCGCGCCACTGCTGGGGGAGATCCTGAGCATTCATGAGCTGATCGTGAGGATGAACGCGATGGCGGCGAGCGCGATGATGGCCAGGACGATGAGGGCGTTGGCGAGTGGCTCCGGGATCTCGCTCATCGGGAGGCGTTCAGCATCCAGGCGTGCTTGGCATGCTTGTCAAGCCGGTCCGCCAGGAAGTTACAGGCACCCTGGTTGTTGACTTCCGTCGCTGCGGCAAAGGCATCCCCGAGCCCCGCGATGAGGACGGCGTTCTCGTTGGCGAGCTGGGCGCGGATGTTGTTCCACGCCGACCCGGGGTCCTTGTCGGGGATCTTGCTGGCGGCGTAGATGGCGGGCAGGGTCGCGGGCGCGGTCACGTTGATGGCCCGCAGCTCCTCGGCCACGGTATCGAGCGCTCCCCACAGCTCCCCGTACAGCTCTCCCAGGAAGGAGTGGTACTGGGGAAAGCCGTCCCCGGTGATGTTCCAGTGCGCGCCATGCGCATGGACGTACATGACGAACGTATCCGCGAGCACGCGGCGCAGCGCATCAGCAAGCATCACTTCTCCTAGATGATCTTGACGATCGGGTCGCCCTTGATGAACTCGATGGAGACGTTCTCGAAGAGCAGCATCGGATGTTCAGATCCAGCCGTTTCTCGCCAGCGCTTGACGGCCTCCTGGACCCTGGTTCGCACCTCTTCCGAAAGGCCAGGCGAATCAACGAGGGCAAGGATGATGTGGCCGTCCTCGAAAACGACGAGCTGGCCCTTCACTTTTTACTCCCCGGCTTGGGGACGGGACGGAACTCGGTCGTGAACGTCGGGTCCGAGGAAAGCGCGAATTTCGGCCCGGGCTTGGCATTCGCCGCAACGATCCGCTTCAGCTGCCGGATCTCATCCTCCTGCATGTCGATGATCTTCTGAGCGTCCGCCATCTTGGCAATCACCGGAGCAGTGTCGTTGACGAGAACCTCGACGGTCCCGAGCGCCATCGGCGCCTCCCCCGCCGGATACCACGTCCCGATGACCTGCTTGTACTTCAGCACCTCGACGGGTTCCGCCAACCCGGAGAACCCGATCCGAAACTCCGCTGCCTGGACCTGCTTCATCTCACCCCTCTGGTAGTGACGGGCCTGCCGTTTCCGCACCCGAGGCCGGGACGAAACCCCTGCCTGACCTGGCTGACCGCTGACGAGGACTTCTACGGCCATTTCACGGATACGAGCTGTTCTCATCGCCTGGGCGCCCAGAGCATCGCTCCCGGCCCGTCTTGTGAACATTACAACATCTGGGGGAAGGTTACAAGAGTCTTGTACAACAAAGTGGTGAACATCGGGGATGTTGCGAACATTGTTGTACGAGAATGTTGTGAGGTTGGGGAGTGGATGCGAAGTTTGTACAAGTTGTGCTGGGGAATTTTCGGGACGCCGCTCCGAGGGTCTTGAGCGTCGCGGGAACTCCTCAGGGTGGGCGCCTTGTGGGATGGTCAGGGTGTCGCAAGGACAGGGACCACCACGGTCCCTGCACGCGGCGCACACGGACAGGAGGTCCACCGTGGACGCATGGAAGCGCCAGTACCCGTGCGTGGCGCACGCCCGCCGGAACGCGAAGAACGCGTGCCGGAAGTTGTTCTACACGCACAAGAGCCTCGCCGCGCACAACGCGTGGGCGCACCCCGCCGTGGTCGGCGCTGAGGCGAGCCGCGTGGCGGAACCCGTCAAGCCCGTGACCGCCCTCGATCCCGCCCTCGTGGCCACGATCGTCGCGCAGGTGCTCAAGAGCCTCGCCTCGTAGGCGTCGCGCGGCACACGGCAGCCTCCGGCCCCTCGGGGGCTGCAGCGTGCTCACGACCCTGCGTGTGCAGCGGCGTAGCAGAGCACAGCCATGGACCGGGAGGTTCGCACATGGACTACGGCGAGTACCTCGTCGCACGGATGCGACGTGTAGACGAGGCTGTTCTACCCATCGAGACAGACGCTAGCGGCGGGAGCGTCAAGGCGTTCGTGCCTGTCTACGCACGGCGCTTCGTCAAGGCCCAGGAGCAGAGCCCTGTGGCCACCAACGGGTGGGATAACTCCCGCTCTCATTGACCCTCATGGGTGCGCGTGTGGTGTCAAGCGTGCAATGCCACATTCGCGTGTATCACGCACGCAGTAGGAGACTGGTGGACATGAGCACACTCGCTAGGCGTGCGTTCGCTACTGGCGCACGGCGCTGCAGGGTTCTCGACTTCGAGGGCAACTGCGTGCGCGTCGTCAACATCAACATGGATGACCTCGCTGCTGCGCGTGTTCGCGTGCGCAACGAGGGCTATCGCCTCGTCCCCGTCGCTGATGTCAGCGAGAACATCCACGAGATCATGAACATCTCGCGTTTCGGCCGTGAGTGATCTCACGATCTGCGTCCTTGCCTTCGTCATCTTCGTGATCGCCCTGCTGTGGCAGGAGAGGGAGTTTCGTCGCAATGGCCGTTGAGTTCCCGTACACCGTCGTGGTCATGAGCCAAGGCTCGGCTGACACGGTGTCGTTCACCCAGCCCTTCGAGACCAAGTTCGCTGCGCTCGCGTGCGTCAAGCGCGAGCACGATCACGGGCGTGAGTCACGCCTCTATCGCATCGAGGGTGATGGCACTCGCGTTCGTGAGCCCATCCTCGCCATCGTCCACATCGGCCAGCGCTAGTACGAGAAGGAGCACACACATGAAGGCAACCAATGTCGCGTCCTCGCTTGGGCGCGTGAATGTCAAGCGTCTGCCCGCAGACGCGCAGCGCTCCCTCGCCCAGCGCATCAACGCTTGGGCTGCCCAGTACGGAGTCGACATCGAGGAGGAGAAGCCCACGCCCAGGATCGCTTCGCCCATCAAGCCCATCGCCACCACGCACAAGGAGAAGCCCATGCCCAAGTTGGACCTCGAAGCCATCGTCACCCGCGTCGTTGCGGAAGCGATGGCATCCATCGTGACTGAGCCCACGCCCATCAAGCGTGCGCCCAAGGCCAAGGCCAACACCTTCTTCGAGGATGTGATCGTGGCCCATGCCAAGGCCAAGACGCACACCTGCAAGGTGAAGGGCTGCTACAAGTACGGCAAGTCCTTCACGGATGCGGGCTGGCTGGGCAACGGCACCAACAAGGGCCACATCCAGATCAGCCCCTTCCACCGCTAGCCCCTGTCTCAACCCGTACGAGACACGCTGATGTAACGCATCACTAGGCAGGGCTACCAATAGGTAGCCCGAGCACGAGGGTACTCACGCGTACGCGCGCGTGCATCGCAGCCAATCCGCGCGTGGAGTGTGTGCTGCA